TAATTTTTTTTTATTTTTTTTTATTTATCTATATTTTTCTCTTTATCTATACCTCTATCTATACCTCTATCTTTATCTTTATCTTTATCTTTCTCTTTATCTTTAAGGTTATTTGGCTTTCACTGGGTTATGTTGGGTTATTCTATAAACCGAAAAAACCCATTGGGTTATTTGGGTTATGTTGGGTTATGGTATTCTCTTCAACTAAAAAAAACATATAACTCTTCAATTATAATTTATTATATGGAAGAAATATTAAAAGTTTTAGATACCAACAGAAGGAAATGGGAATATAAATATTCTGGTTACATCAACCAACTTGTATCATATGATAAGGATGATATCTATAATGAAGTCTTTATCAGAGTATATAAACAATACAAAAGAGGTAGAATAGATATGGATACTATTGAGGACTATATCTTTATCGCATATAGAAATACTTTATATGGTTTATGTGATAAAAAAAATAATCAAAAGAATAACTTCATTGAGTATGATGATGATATCAGAGAAGATATAGGTGAAGGTAGTGATTACATAGAGTATTATGTTATTGAGGATAATCCAATTAGAAAGAAGATAAAAGAAATCATTGGTGATGATAACTTCAATGAGTTGATAGAATACTATAAATATAAATTAGCGCCAACATCAGATAAACATCTTTTCCCCAACCCTAAAACACAAGAACCATTTTGTTATAGAGACCAAAGAAGGCATCAACAATACAGAAGAAAATTAAGATATTATTTTAACCATAATAAAAAAAACTGAAACCTGTATATTTATTTATATAACACACAACAGAACAACAACAAAATGAGTAAATGGTTAAAAGACCTCGCACAAGGTAATAAAGGTGAGAGGGTTATTGCAGAGTATATTACAGATAAGAGACCTACCTATAAGGTTGCAGAATATAGGAATGATAAATTATATGATTTTAGAATTACCTCATCTACTGAAAGTGAGATAACTTTTGAGGTTAAAACTGATAGATATGAACATATAAAAGGTTATAAAACATATAACATTTTTATAGAAGTATCTTGTAGTGGTAGAGATAGTGGGATAATGAGTAGTGAAGCAGATTATTTTGTATATTACTTTCCCGACTTTGAGGAAGCATACTTCATTCAATCAGATAAGTTAAGAGACTTTGTAAGAGAACATAATGAAGATGGTGATGGTATTGACTGGAAAAGTAGAAGTGGTGATGGTGGTAGAGTAGAAGGAGTATGTATCCATAGAAACTACCATAAGGATATATTCAATGTAGTAAAAATTAAAAAAGATAATCAACTATGGAGTTGATATTATAATATTAAATATGTATATTAGAAGGAGAGTTTAATAAACTACGTTGTAGTTTTTGTTTGTTTAATTTACGTGAAAAAGGTAGGGACTGTTCATCTCTACCTTTTTTTTATACATTATTGTCTGGAAACCATTCGTCCCATTCATCTACCCCATTGTCATTATCATATACAAACATACCCCACTACAAATTAAACCGATTATTATCATTTCTTTATTTCATTTATATCTTTTTTTATATTCTTAACACCTGTGATAAGATTTTTAATAGTAACCATAATTGGTTTATTACCTAACTTCTGTAAGTTTTCATCAATGCTCTTTGTTTCGATGAATACCCATAATACACACGATGCCTTACTTAATAAGAGAGGTATAGAGAAGGCTTCTCCACCTAGTATATATGTATCTACCAAAAATGAAAGAAGTATCGTTATAGAGTAAAAAAATACTTTAGGAACTATGTTCCATAATTTACCACTTCTGAAGGATTTCCTACCTTCTTTTTTGATTGCTGCGTATATACCAACCATAGTATCTAAAATAGTTACACTAACTACTATCAATACCATTGGTTTTATCGGTAATAGAAAACTACACAGACTTATTAATAATATACCAATCTTGTTCATTGTTTAAGGGTTTAGATTTTGGTTAGGTCCGTAAAAATATTTATTTAATCTTAAATCACTATCAACGTCTAAATAAACATCACTATCGTATCTTGTTTCACTAGTTGATATAATACCTTCAATATCATCTGAAGTGTTGTATAACGGAAAGTATTTACTATTCTTACATAAATATTCTACTGCTCTTTGTTCGTAGTATTCTGCTTTATTCTCTAATTCTGATTTTAAGTATTTAATTGAGTTAAGACCAGGTGTATCACTATAATCTCCTCTAAGAGTTTGAACTCCTTTTGATGTAATCTTCATTGATAAGAATGGAATACACTCAGCAGTTGCTCTGTATGATATTGCTCTCTTCAATAAACTTACCAATTCTACTTCATTAGTGTCTAACGTTTGAGCAATAAACTTTGTTTTTAAATCATCATATAAAGGTCTACCTACTAACTCTCTTGTGTTAATTAGTTCTACTGTTTCTAGATGAGGTGTAACCTCTGTGATATCCACATTTTGACTTATGGGTGTGAAAGATTTTAAAAAATATTCACTAACGAATGATTGAAATGTAGCCATAATATATTAGTTGTTTTCTGTTTTATTATCTTTACCAATTTCTAATGGAAGAATTCTAAAATTCACATTTAACCCATTAACCTTTAGTAGTTTATTTATAATTCTATTTAAGAATTGTTGTTGTGGACGTATTACAAACTTTGTAAAAGCCTCTACCTGTGTTTCGAAATCACTCTCACCTAACTTACCAGCGATGTTTATACCAAATAATGATGGTGTAGTAACCCTAGCACCTGTAAGTATCTTAGATTGGATTTGTTCCGCTAGTACGGTGTATTGTTTATCTAAATTAGCAGTCTGTATTGGTTCTACTTCTGGTGCTAGTTCCTTCCCGTCGCTGAACATTACTATCGCTTTACCACTATTTTTAACACCACCAAATGATTGTTTTAATCCTCTAACAACTTCATCTCTTTCTTCTAATGATGATGGTTTCCTAAAGAACCTTACAACAACAGAAGGGTTAAAACCATTCTCCATTAAACTTCTATAGAATAATCCTGTGTTAGCTTCTAATTCAATCCAGTTAGTTGAAGCAAGATATGATGGCTCAAAATAATATTCATTTGAAACTTTATGTGTCCCACCATATATAAGTTGTCTATGGTGTTCTTTATCATTGGTATCAAACGCATGTATCTTTGTAACCTCTTCTCTTCTATTACTCCAATCTCTAGAATAATAATAACAATTGATTTCACCATCTTCATACTTTCCTACTCTAATGTGTTTAGGTGATATTCTATTTATCTTAACTATTTTGGTGAAGTCTAAACTCCAAATAACTTCTATTGCTATACTACCATATAATTCACCATCCTTTGATAAGTCAGTAATAAAATCCTCAATATCTCTTTTACCATCAGTGAACTCCATCATCTTATATAAGTCTAACTTTTGTTCTTCTGTAAGGTTACTATCATCTACCTCAAATCCATCACCAGCAACTATTAAAGACTTTGTGTTAACAATAGCTTGATGAGTTGGTGAAGTGTTATATAAACTCTCTAAATAGATTGGATATTCATCGCCCAAATCAGATTTATAATTAACCCATTCAGAATTATTTTGTTCCTTTATAATCGGTAACGAATTTTGTATTTGAAAGTTAAATACATTATCTACACTATCACCACCTTTATTAGTTGTGGTTTCAACAGGTGTTACTGATTGTTCTTTTTTATTAAAATTAAATATTCCCATTTTAAAAATTATTTATATATGTCATTTATATTGGTATCATTTCCTTTTAACTGAACTCTACCCTTCTCTATTATTTTACCTGTCGTATAAGATACATCTAACGTAGATGCACTAAATTGTGTTCCACTCTCATATACCTCATAAGTCCATTGTGATGTGTTACCTGTCATATAGATATCACCATTCAATAAATCAGATGTAGGTGTTTCTGTAATTCTAAATCTATTGTATCTATCTGGTAGTGTTGATGTATCCTCAGCAGTAAACTTTATTGTTGCAGCTGGGTCTGTTTCACTTTGAAATATAAACAAAAAATAAGGTTGAACATTATTGTTATAATACACACTTTTTTCATTTAATGTAAGGTCGATGTCTTTAGCAGTATCTTTTTCTATTAAAATCATAATCTCTTTTTATAAAATATAATTTCATTACTTTTTGTTTATATAATAAAAAAAGGTTGATGAAATTAATCACCAACCTCTTAATATACATAATACTAATTATTACGCTAATAAAGCAGCAATAATAGTGCTATCAACTTCAGGTGCGTTATCCGCTTCTTCCGCTGTAAATATGATGTTATAACCATTAGCGTCACCTTTAGCAACACCAGAACCACCAGTGATTTCTGTAACATAACCACCACTATCTTTTCCTAGTGCCCAATACAATCCATTACTATCTTTTACGATAACAAATAATTGTTTTTGTCCAGCAGTCAATTCTTTGATAGCCTCCGCTTTAGTCTTATCTCTTCTGTTAAGAACTAATGTTATTGTTTGTTCGTAGTATGTCGAACCCGCCTCTAAATTTATTACTGTGTTTTCAGAATAAGACGATGTGTTTCTATTAAATTGGAATTCGTAAAAATCTGCACCAGCTACGATAGCTGTGATTTCACTATTTGTTTCGGTATAACCAGATACTTTACAAAAGTCAGCGATATAGATTTTTTCAACCCCACCAGAGTTAAAATCACAAGATTTTAAAATACCTCCAGATATTAAGTTTGAGCAATTACAAGCCATTTTTTTCTATTTTTTTTTAAAATTATTATTTGTAAAATTGTGGGGGTAAAACCCCCCATCAATTATGAGTAATATACTATCTCAGAACCATATACGAAATCAGTCCCGAATTTCATATCAGCAACCATTCTTACAACTGGTTCACCTGTTACACTTCTTTGAGGTAAAATCAATAATTCACCGAAGTCAGACATTAAGTCAGTAATCAATAATAAGTTAGATTGTTGTGCAGCAACCATTTTGTTAGCAGATAATCCACCAGCAACAATAATTTTAACACCTAAGAATTCTAACTCATCATGTTTCTGCATGTAGTAAGTTTCAGCAGATGCGTTAGCCAATGCTTGTCTGTAGAAAGCACCAGCAGCAGTTCCAACATAGATAGCCAAATCTTCTTTGTCTCTTAATTCCGCTGGAATAGCGTCATATACTTTATTCATTTCAGCGATGATATTTCCAGCATCTAAAGTAGTTGCAGATACGTCAATTACATCACCATCAGCAAGTAACTTAGCTTCTAATCCAATCTCTGATGTAAAGTTAGTAGCAACTGTAGCACCACTTCCTTGCCATACAATGTATTCTAAATCATTAGAAATTTTATTTGATACTTCTTGTAGTAAGAATTGTTCAACAGTCTCTGGCATTACTTGGTCAGAGTTAGAACCAGCTCTCATCAATTCTGAAAGATAATTGGTCTCGAAAGTTCTACTACAATAAGATAAATTAATTTTTACTGCGTGTGCTTCAACACTTTTCTGTGATAATGTTCCTTCTCCTGTGTTTGAGAATGTACAATCAGCATCTTGTAGGATTGAACCTAAATTTAATTGAGCGATTTTCGCTTTTGATTTTACATCAGGAATTAGTTTGAAACTTTCTTTTGACACACCTTTCAATAATGCGTTAGCAAAAAATCCTTCTAAATCTTTACCAGTATAAGTGGTATTGTCTGTAAATGATAATTTAAAGTTTTTCATTTTTTTTTAGTTTTTACTTTTTTTTATTTTATAATATAGATTAAACTATATACTATTACTTATTTGTAGATATTATCTAAATTTTCTAAAGATGTTAATCTTTTCAGATATTTCATTTTCTACTTTTATTTTTCTATCATCTGTTTTTTTAGTGATAGTTTCAGCACCCGCCATTGAAGATAATTTTTCCACTTGTGATTTTAACTCACTCATTTCTTCTTCTCTTTCTTTAGCGATGTTCGCTTCCATTTCTGTGATTTTATTCATAATCTCAGAGTGTTGTGTGATAACGTTGTCTAATAAAGGTTGAATAATATTTAACACTTTTTCATCAAAAGATAGTTCCTCTTTAGTATCTTCAACTACTTCTTCTGTTTCTAATTCTTCTGTTGTTTCTTCAACAACTTCTTCCTCTTCAACTTCAATAATTTCAGAAACTTTACCTTCTTCAACAACAATCTTAATTCCACCTTCTAGTTCGTGTTCACCTTCTGGTGCTGGTTGTGTCATTTCTTCATCTAAGAATACTTCTGCACCAACAACAAAATCACCTTCATAATAAACAGCAACACCATCAGTTTTCATAACATTTGCTAATTCAGTTTTTTCCATTTTTTTTGTATTTTTTTTGGATTTATTATTATTGATACTTAATTCTACTAATTCAGCTCCAGCTAGTATCTCCACTGAAAACCCTTTTACTTCTTCTTCTTTAACTTTGTCCTTCCAAAAGTCTTCATCAACAACCTTAACTGCTCCAAACCACGTACCTTCTGGTAATTCAAAACCATACTTTTCTGATTTATCTGGTTTGTCAGTCAACCAATTCTCTTTTAAGAATGCTTCGACTTCTACATCTGAATGTTGAAGATTAAACTTATCACCTAATTTATTTCTATTAAACTTTTCAGCGATTAGTTCAATAGTTTCTTTATCGAACATAATGTTATATTCATAACCATTCTCATCCCTTCTATAAATCATCTTATTAGGGACTAACATCGGTCCATAAAGTAATTGTTTATCTGTATCAACAGAGAAGTTCATTTCAACTTGTTTAGATAACTTAACCCAATCATACTCTATGGCTGGTTCGTCTACTAATGACACTGCATAAACCCCACTTTCGTCCTCTGGATTTACTTTAATCTTATATAATGGTAATTTCTTTTCCATAACGTTAATTATTATTTTTTTATTATTTGTAGATATTTTAAAAACTTGTTCTGTTTTTTAACACCATATCACTATTCTGTTGAGAAGTCATATCACCACTTACAACATATGTTTTTATCGGTCTATTTAGTATTTGAGATACTATGTTCTCTAAATTAGAAGTATCAATAGATGAATTACCACCAACAATACCACCATTAGCCATAACATTAGTATTCATTAAAGGTGTTCCACCATATGCTTGATTTATACTATCTAATATTGGTAAGAAAGCTGCTGATGATTTTTTATTGATTATAACTTCACCACCTTCAGCATTGATATCAACACCACCACCATTATGAGAAGGTCCATCAATCATACCCCCCATACCAAATTGAGGTGGTTGTGGTTTATTACCTTGTATGGTAGCTAGTTGTGTAACACCTAAAGCACCCACTACTGCTAATTGAAAAGGATTACTCGCAGCACCTAATAAAGATTTACCTAAGTTTACAATAGCTTCTAAATAACTATATTCCCACTTTCTAATCTCACCCTTATATTGTGCTTCAGCAATCTCTTTATCTCTTTTCTTTTCCTCAACTGCTGCTTTATCATCAAACTCTTTTAATTTATCGGCTTTAAACTTTTCAGCGTTTGTCTGTTGAGTGATACTATCTAAAAAGGCTTGTTTCTCAACATCAATAGCTTCTAATTTTAAGTCAGTTTCTTGTTGGATAAAACTAATTCTTCTATTTTCATATGAAGTTAAAAAACTATCAATTGATTGTAGTGATGATGTAAATACTTGTGAGAATGCCTCAGCAGTAGCAATTGGGTTTTCTTTAATATATTTTTTAATAAAATCCCAAGCTGATAATGTTTCATCAACCCTTATTTTATTTAATTTAGTTATACCATCAATAGTTTCTTTTTCTATTTTAATAGTTTCATCTTTAACTTTATTACGAATTCTACGTAATTCTTTTGTTAATTCATCCTCTATACGAAGTGTATCTTCTTTAGCACTTTCTAATACTTTAAGTCTGTCTTCTAAAACAAGTGTTTCTTCTCTTGTTAGGTTTTCAGATGACAATAATTTTTTTTGTTCGTCAATAAAACTAGAAAGTTGGTTTAAATAAAACTCATTAGATTTAATTTGACTATCTAATAAAGTTTTTTCCAATACAAACTCTTCCTTTAATACTCTAATTTTATCAGTATTTAATTGTTCTACAAGTTCTTTTTCTTCAGCAATGTTTTGAGTAATTAAATTAAATCTTTCACTTTCAATCCTTACTATTTCTTGATAGTTAAGGTCTTCCTTTGATAATCTTTCATCTTGTATTCTATTTATCTCATCTCTTTCTCTTTGTTTTTCAGAAATTAGAGTGTTGGTGTTATCAACTTGTGTTTTTGAAAACTCAATTGAGTTCTCTGTATATGTATCGAGAATATCATTATTTAATTCTATTGATTTTGACTTAAATAATTTAGTTGTAGTAATAATACTATCAGTGTATATTTTTATACTTTTTCTAGTTGCTTCATTATAATCTTCTTGTGAGATAAGACTATCTTTAAGATTATTATCCAAAGTTTCTTTAGTATCTAAATAAGTTTCTTTAATTTCTTTTTGACTATTTAAAAAACTCTTAATAGCATTAGTTGATTGAATAGTTAATTCGTTCCAATCACCAATAGAAGTGATATCAGCAGTTAAACTTTTTTGTAAATCAATTTGTTGTCTAAGTAATTTATTGATATCAATAATACTTTGTCTTCTTATTTCGGTAACTTCTTTTTGATTATCTGATATTTCTTTATTAAACTCTTTTTCTAATAAAACCCTTCTTTTACCAAATGAATTTAAGAATGTTTCATCTATCCTTAATTTTGTATTTAATTCATTATTCTCTTCTTTTAGTTTATCTCTTTCTTTAATTAAATCTTCATCTTTAACATCTCTTAATTCATTTATTCTTCTTACATTAACATCAAAAACATCTTTAGCAGTTTGTTCTTCTGCCTGTAATAAAGCTATTTTCAAATCATATATTTCCTGTGCGGAAGCACCTTCTAATTCAGCTATAGATAAATTATACTCAGCTACCTGTGTTGTAATAGATAAGTTAGCTTCTTGTAATCTCTTAAACTCTTCTAATTGTTGATTTAATTCTTTTTGTTTTTCTATACTATCATCAGTTGCAGAGTTCCATAATTTATAAACAGATATTACTGCTGTCAATGCACCAATCAATAAAAATACTGGATTAGCTTTTAATACTAAATTAAACGCTCGGTTAAGTAATGTTCCTTTTTGTGTTAGTTGGTTAGATACTTCTTGAACACCCAATAATATAGACATACCAGCATTTAACCTTATAAGTGTTTCTTCTAATTCTTGATTTTCATCACCAAATAAAGCAACAACACCTTGTCCAATATTGAATGCCCCTACTAAACCTTGAACAGCACCAGTCACTTGATTTATACCTCTACCTCTATCAACAAAACTATCTAATTCAGTATCAACATCAGTTACAGTCCTTTTCATTCGAACTAACTCTTCCTGTATTTCCCTAAACTCTTTGGTATTTTGTTGTCCAGCTAACGCTAATTCATACATCCTATCTTCCAACTCACCAATTCTACCTGTAAGTGGTTGAATATCACCATATACATCCTCAAACTTTAAGTTTAGGTTACCCATTGATGAAGAAAGATTATTAACCTCTTCATTTAGTAATTCAAACGCACCACTTCCGTATTTAACTTCATCTAAACCATCTTTTAAGTCGTCTAAAGCCTTTCTTTGTTCTTTAAGTGTTTTAGCTGATTTGGATGCATTAATTAAAATGTCTATATTAATCTGTTCGTTAGCCATATTCTTCTTTTAATTAAAATATATTTTAGGTGGTTATTGTTTTTAAGTCAATTCAGTTAGAATAATACTCATATTCTCTAGTGTAACATCTCTACTACCACTGACATTTGCTACATATACTTCTATGTAATCACCATCATTCATATCTGTTAAACAATGAAAAGATATTGTATCCCCTTTACCACCACCACTAATAACTTTTGTTCCTAAACTAGATGGTATTGATACACCATTTATAAAGAATTCAACATGAATTTCATCATTATTACTACCAGCAAAAGAGATATTTCCTTCTGCTTTGATTGGATTGTATTCATCACCAACTTTAGTCAATCTACCATTAGTGTGTGTAAATCCTTTTATATGGACATTACTAGTATTAGCATTCACCTTATAATAAACACCTGTTGAAGATATTGTGGTTGTAGTTCCACCTGTAACATCATACATATCAGCGAAATCTCCACCACCCACTTTATAAGTTCCAACAAGTGCAATATCATATTGTTCAGTTAAAACATTCCATACAGTAGGAACATATTCCTTTAACAATAAGTCTTGTCTATCCTCATCCCATTGAAGAATATGTTTGTATTTCTTTTCACTTATTTTAGTTCCCATATTAGTCCTCCTCTGGTGTTATTCCAAATATATTATATAAAGCCTCTAACCAATCTTCTTCATTGTCGTATACTAAACATAAAGGTAAACCTGTTTCCGTTTGTTGATTAGGTTCTGTTTTATCGTAATCCACTATAGTTTTATCTTCGTTATATGTAATCCACCACATAACCTCTTTTACACTCTTATCTACTACTATCATATTTTATTTTTTTTATATTCCTCCACCATCGGTTATTGTCCATAAATCGTCATCTAACAAACTTTGTCTAGCTGTTGCTGCTGCACTACCTAAAGTATATTGTGAACCACCAAAATTCACATTTAACCCATTAACTGCGTCTTGTGCTGCCCACGAAACTAAAACCTTATCATATTCAGTAGTTGAAAATGAACAACTAAACATAAAGTGGCTAAAAACAGTAACCTTTTCTATATTGTGTGTATCCATACCAATTACAACATCATTAGCAGCTGAATTAAACATTTGACTACAATTAGTATTATTAGATGTATCCCAACCAGTTAAATTAATCTCTGTAGCAGAATTACAACCAGCAAACATTATACCCATAGAAGTAACATTTGAAGTATCCCATTCTCTAAAATCAGCAACTGTAAGAGAATTATTATTTCTAAACATTTGGTCAATTCTTTGAACTGAGTTCGTTGTTAAATCTGGGTAATCAGTCGCTAGAATATCCATATTTCTACAACCACTAAAAGCATATTGAAATGAATACCAAGGAATGGTACCCCAATTATCAATAGAAATAACTTTTAAACAATCACCACCACCTAAAAATCTAATTTGAGGTAATTCTCCACTAATCTTAATTTGATAAGTTCCACTAGAACTATATACGTGTGTTAAATCAGCATCATTATAAGTAGTTATGTCAGAAGTAGAACCATCACCCCAATCAATAACAGCATTATAAGTTCCTATGTTACCACAAAGTAAGATAAAAGTATCAGAAGCACTACCTGTTTGAGTTGTGTCGATAGTCATTTCAAAGAATTCTGAACTAGTTCCACCACTAGTTAGTGTTGCTATTTGTGAAATATAAGGTTCACCATCAGTAGTTCCACCATAAAAAACAGATATTGCTTGTATCCAACTACCATTAACTGGTTCAGTTAACCCTAAACCTTCTGCTATTGATTGAATGTGTGGTTGGTTAGGATGACTACCATAAAAATCAGAGATTGCTTCAATCCAACTACCATTAACAGGTTCAGTAATCCCTAAATTATTAGCCCATATAATTATTTTAATATCACTCATACATTTTAATTTTTTACTTCGAACCAGTCTGGATTATGACCTTCTAATTCTTCAAGACTATCATAATCTGATTGTCCAATTATTGTTATTATGGGTCCTTTAAAATAATCATCTATTATTACACCCCATTTTATTAGTGTTGATGAATACAATGGTTCACCATATTTATCATCTATTAAACCTTCTATTTCACTAATTAAATTAGATGCTTCGGTTTCTGTATCAAAAGTTTTTATCTTATATCGCATATTCAGTCATTAAATAATCTATTATTTCACCATATTTAGTATCATCGTGATATTCATTATATATCAACATTCTATACATTTTAACATCAGCATATAATGTAGGTCCTGTTCCACTACTATCCCAACTAGCTCCAATCAAAGCATTCTTAATTGGTGTATCAACCGATGAATAAGTTGTTCCTGTGTCATCAGCGTTGGTATTTACTCTATTATTGTTTTGAGGGTCAGAGAACGATTGATTAAACCTAAATGCTCTAACCTCATATCCACTACTACCATCAGTATTTGTGATACGACCAGCAGTCCATTCATTTACAGAAGTAACAAAGTTATTTGAACTATCACCATATATAATAAATCCATCATCCCAGTTCCAATCCGAACCCTTCATTAACATAGTATTATAATTACCATCAGCATCATCTACAACTAAATAAAAAGTCATAGCACTATCTCTATAATCAAAACTACTATCAATAATTTGCATATAATCTAAACTTACAAAGTCTACATATGGTTTATTATTTCTAAGTGCTCCACCATCAGCTCTCCATAAAGGTCTTCTACTACTCGATGTTTGTTCACCTGTGTTCCCTAACGTACCATTATCATCCCATTGGTATAATAGTGTATTATCAGTTGATGGTGTTATACCAGCGTCTGAATAACAACCAAACGCTGGGTCAAAGTCCGATGTTGGTGTAGGTAAAACAAACCCACCAGAGGGTTGTAGTTGTCCTATAATTGCGGGTAATATACTATTTATCATATTATATTTTCTCTATTCTATATTCGTTAAAATATTCACCTAATTTATTATAAGCAACAACAAATGCGTTGTCAGTCAATTCTTCAACACCCCATTTTGATATTATACTTTTTGGGATTACAAAAGTCTTACATCTTTCACCCTCTTGTCTATCTAATTGGTTTTTATAAACGTTTAAGTTTATTACCATATCTCCAATATTTTTATTATATTCAACTGAACATATGTTGATGTATAATTCAGTAGTTATACCTTTATCTGTGATGATTTCATCTGTGATTTTTATCGCCATTTTTATATATTTTTTATTTTATTATCATATTAATGTTAGTTCTTTAACAGCAAAGTACCATTCACTATTTAATCTAGTTGCGGTTATCATTGCTCTTTCATTATCTGCTAGTGTTGTAAAATCAAATACAGTATCGTTTAACCAATAACCAGTTGGTAATACAAGATTATATAAACCAGTTCCTTGTATCACAACCAATGCGTATGTATTACCATTAATTGGGTTTGAAAAAGTAAGTGTTGAAGCTGATGTTGCTGCTTGTAAATCAAGTATTTGTGACATACCAACGTTACAATCATAATCAAAAGTATTAGATGATATAACACCATTTATTTTTGTTGGTGCTTTGAATTGTTTTTGGGTTTCAACTTGATTTGTTCCTATTATATTATAACCCATTGCTGTGTTATCCTTATTATTAACTAACCCACTACCACCAAGAATAACTGAATATTCACCATCAACTGTATTACCACTACCACCTATAATAGCTGACCTATCACCTGTTACTGTGTTTTCAACACCACCAATAACTGATGATTGAACACCACTTACAATATTGAGTGACCCACCTAGTGTTGATGAATAATTAGCAGTTGCTCTGTTAAGTGCTCCACCTAATATGGCTTGATAACCACCTGTATCACCACTATTACCTTGTCCTCCACCGATAAATGAATGTTGTGAAGAAGATATATTATCTTGTCCTCCAATCACTGATGAATAACTTCCTGTTGAAGTATTTTCATACCCCATTACCAATGAAGCTTGTGCTGTTGAAGTTGTATTATTATAACCTACAGCGAATGAATAATTACCACCTATTGTATTACTTTGTCCAAAGTTAGCTGAATAGTTAGCTGTTGATAATGAAGTATTCTGGTGTCCCATCACAATAGAATAATTCGTAGAGTTAGTATTACCCCTACCCATAACTACCGAATAACCTGTTGATGTATCTATTGTATTGTCATATCCAGATGCGAATGAATAAGTCATACCATCTATTTCATTTAAATATCCAAGAGCTACACTTCCATCACTAGAATTAATAACTTGATTTAACCCACCAATAGCTGTTGAATAAGACCCTGTTGTTTGGTTAGTATTACCTATAGCTACTGAATATAAACCACTTGATATATTACTACTACCAAAAGATAGTGAATATTGATTTGATGATGAATTATTATAACCAAAAGCGAATGATTGATTATTAGATGACGTGTTTAAGTATCCACCAGCAAAAGACCTATTACCACTCGATGTATTTTCTCTACCTAATGCCACTGACCTATCACCACTTGAAAGATTAGCAGTTCCCATTGATATAGAAGCTATACTTGTTCCACTATTCGATAGACCTACAACGAATGAATAATTACCACTTGCATCATCACCAGTATCTTTTCTTTGTGTTGATAAAGTACCAGTTCCTTCTTCAAATAGTGAAATACCACTGAATGTAAAACCTGTTAGATTACTTCCATCACCATAATAACTACCATTAGTTAAAGTAATATTACCATTAGTTAAATTGATATCTCCATTTACTGATGTATCACCTTGTATTAAAACTTCATCCAATGTAATCGCTGATAAAGAAGGTATTCCTGTTATACCACTACCATCACCATAAATTACACCACCTACTGTTAAGTCATTTGTTGTCGTTAAAGTCCCATTTACTTCCGTATTACCGATTATTTGAAGTGTTGAACCACTACATACCTCTATACTATCTAAAGTCACTCCAGCACCACATAAATCGACTTGTCCTGTAAATGTCGTATCACCTGTTACAGTTCCACCATTCCAAGTTGCTGTAATTCCAGTTAGATTACTTCCATCACCATAAAAACTACCACCACTAAATGTTGTTCCATTAAATGTTGGTGAAGTTACTGATGTAGAAGCTGACAATGAAGGTAAATTTAAATCACCTGTCATCGTATCTCCTGTCTTATTAACAAATGTAGAAATATTTACTGATGTTGTTCCACTTGTAAGTGGAATAATACCATTTAAGGTTCTAATCCACATTGTATCATCAACTGAATTTAAGAAAAACTCCCCTACATATAAATCCGTTGGTGTCCAACTACCATCAGTATGGTCTAACGATGGTGCTATTGTTGGAGTTTCCCCACTTATTGTTGAGTATTTAAAAGTTACTCTTGTATTTTGTGTATTTAACGACATAAACTATTTTTTATTAAATATATTATTATCAATTATTGTTTTTTAGAATAAAAACTCTAAACTATTATCAACACCGCAATTAATGAAATTAAATCTACTAATACCACCAGTGTTTTGAACACTATTAATTGGACATTGAACTAAATCAATATTATCACCACTAAAATAAGGAACAGAAGTTCTATTTACCATACCACCAATAAAGTTTGGTGTTTGTTTTGTTGTTCCTTTTTCTATGATATCACCATTGATGTATTGAGAATTAGATTTAGTTATATATAAGTTATCACCAATAACACTAGTGTTCTGAACACCAGCTTCTATGAAGTTATTATTACCCATTATGGATACATTATTAACCCCATCTGAAACTCTATTTTTATTACCTTTAATTGATATTGATAACGCTTGTGGTGAAACATAATTTTCAGTTCCCATTATACCACACCAACTACCTTTTTTATAAGTGTTTTGATTAATGTTAGTAGTTAAGTTACCTTTAGAGTATGTATTGTTTCCTGTCTTACCTTTGGTATCTAAATTTTCATTTTGTTTATTATACCAACCACCAAAACCTAAAGATGTTTGATTAACCCACGTTCCATAAGTTGTAGGATTAGGTGAAACACCACCTGTTCCACTATTACCACCATATGGTTCTGTATATGGAACACCCCAACCTGGTTTAGGATTAAAAGTTCCATTGACTATTTCAGTTATTGGTTTACCACCTACACCACTATTACCTGTTGATGTAACACTTTTAGAAGGGAAGTTAAGATATGTATAAGTTTTGAATAATTCTACCTTAGCATTCTCTGTAAATATATTATATTCTAACTTATTTATTTTATAGAATACATTATCAACTTGTATAGTGTCGAATATACTTAATTTAAGTATGTCTAATGGTGTTAAATGTAATTCACCTACTAACATATGACTATCTGGTGAGATAATGTCTAATATGAAGTTTTTCCAATATGTATTAAATAGATTATCTTCTGGAACTAATGTCCAATCATAAAAATATTCTTTGGTTTGTCCCCAATTGATATCATATGTTGGTGAGTATGGATTATCAAAGTGTCCAGCATATGGGTATTGAGTATAAGATGTATCTTTTATCTTAAAAGTGGTTCCATCAACTAACCCACCATATACTAATATTCTACTTTTAACGTCTTTTCTCTCAAAGAAACCATCCTCAAAAGTCAAAAAAGAAGTTGTTACAATATTTGTATTGTTAAACTTAACCAAAGGTGATGATGAAAACTTAACATCTATTTTTTCTTCACCACTTACAAAATCATTATTTACTACAATCTCTCTTTGTCCATATATTTCTTTATGTGTATTGGTATATGTTTCGTTATAATAATCATCATCTTCCTTATATGTGAATAAATATTGTTTATTATTTAACTCTGCTAGTGGTGTAATCTTAATTTCAGTTTCTCTATCAAACTTTTCTGTCCAATCATATGAATTAACATCATCAGATGTATAAAATGTTTCTCTAGGTTCTATTTCGAATGTATCATCATCCGTAGCAACCCAATAAAGGTTAAACATCTTATTAATATCTTTTAAGAAATCAACACAAGTAATATCATTTGGTATAGATTGGTTCATATTAACAATATCACCTTCTAAAATCCATTCTTGAGCTGAGGTAGAATATATTTCAGTTTTACAATCTACATCAGTTGATACCCCATTCAATATAAAACCAGGAATTATTTGGTCTATTGTATTTACAAACTTCGATGCGTTAGGTCCAGCAGACTGATTAAAATCAATATAAACAGAATAACTATTATTTTCTTCTAATAAACCAGTATAATCTAAAAATACACTTTGTTCTACAACATAATCAGTTCCTAATGCTCCTACAACACCAGTTTCGTGTATTACCTCAAATGGTTCAGAGTGTAAAAATTGTCCTGTTGTTTCATTTTTAAGATAAACCTTACCTGTATTATTAGGACCAGTAATTAAGAAACCAGATGGTTGAGAAGGTGATGCTCTGAATATTGTTTTTATACAGATATTAGCCGCTATGGTAGTGTTTTGTTTACCCTTTGATATGAATGTATCACCATTAAAAAATAATCCGTTAGGGTCAGTTTTTGTTGGAAACTTAATCTTATACTTTGGTGAGTTATAAGCAATATCAGCATGACCTGTGTAAAACTTTTTATAACCACTAATACCCAAATCATTAAAATCACTAGCATCTATCTCAGCATTGAATACTCTACTTAACTTTTCTTCATCACTTAATAAAAAATTACTATTAGGGTATGGTAAAATTAAACTCTTAAACTTATCACTATTTAGAAAATCAGATTTATATTTCTTACCTGTATTTTCAAATATCTTATCCCATATTGTTTTAATGTATACCGCTGGTAAGAAATCCTCTACCTTTAGATTTTCATCTTGTTGTCCTCTCCATATAAGTGGATATACATAACCTCTACCTTTTAAGAATGGTATATCTAAACCATTTCTTTGTATAGATGTATTCCAACTATTTTTAATATTTTCTTCAGTGTATTTATGGTTAAATTCAGAAATATCATAATCAGATATTTTACAACCAACCAGCTCGTTGAATATGGAAGATAATTCACCATAGATAACAATTGAATAATAACCATCTTCGTCTGTTTTATTAACGTCTATTACTTGTAGGTATCCATCAATAATAACATTATCATCATACATCAACTGACACTCTACTTTATGATTAGGGTTAAACTCATATACTGAAAACCCACTCTCTCTAATACCCTCAAAGAATATATTATTTATATGTGATGTTGGAATATCGAATTGTTTAGTATAATTAGTTTTTATACTCTGTGGTTCTCTAACATCTTTAACGTTAAAAACAACTGGTATATTAACATTATCATATAAATCTAAAGTATCGTAAGATGTTCCTAATTGTGATTTTACTGTTAATTTATAATTTCTCATTACCCTCTCTGTATTACTCTATCGTTTGAGTGTTTAAATGTTATTGAATATGAAACTAATCTATTATTTTTAGTATTACCTAATGTAACACTATCATCTGTAATATTGATTGGTAACATACTATTCGTATCTTCTACTAAATATACTTCTGGTGATGTGTATAGTTCTTCTAACCACTCCATTTCATCTTTTAATATCCAATTAGAAAAACAAGTTTCAGTTAAACCAGCTTTGACATTATATGTTGTCCTACCTCTATCACCCATTGAGTAGTTATATAACTCTGTAGTTGAATTATAAGACCTTAAATTTCTCTTAAACTCACTTCTATTGATATCTATTGTCTTATCACTTCGTAGATTAAATGTATAGAAATCCCATCCACCTAATCTATTCAACCACATAAGTCTTTTTTGTTCATATCTATAACATTCTCTGTCTATATTAAATCTAATTTCCTCAGAAATTTGTGTTGTTAGACTATTTTGTATATAAAATGTATAATAAGAAGCGTTTGTAAAATCTAAATAAGTGTTTAGATTTTCAGTTCCTACACCTACTTGTAAAACTTTCCATTGTTTAGTGCTTGTTCCTAAATTAATTGTATATGTATCAACTAAAGTTCCATCTGAAGTATAAGATTTAAAAACAGCAGTCATATTAAAAGAATTAGTGTTATCCCAATTGATGAGTGATAAATATTCTACTTGTTCTTCTCTTATACTTCTTTGTTTAGGTCCATTTGTTAAAAATCTACCTTGTGATGATGGTGCTGATGATATATAAAAATCATCAATATCATAAGATAAATAGTCTTTGTATTGTAACCCACCATTCCAACTATATTCAGTTGATGATTGTATCTGATTTTCAAACTTATACTTATCCTTAGCGTATATAACACCTGGAACTAGAGATGTTGATGTATTCCAAGGACAATTTGTTACAATAATCTTATTTAACCCATCTGTTATAATATCAACAACTAACCATTCACCATCATAACCTTGCACCCCTAATACTACTGGTGCCTTTCTATTTGATACTACTACTGTATCTCCTACATTTATATTAGTAGGTCTTAAATTCTCTGGTATAACAAATCCTACTAACGCCCCTAATGTTGGATGTGAATAATAATAATTATCTGTGAAGTGTTCTCCTTCTATAACTAAACCAGATGAATTAGAAGTCCAAGGTTTATCTATAATAAAAGTATTAGCAGTAGTTAATAAAACCTCAAAGTATATATTACCAAAGAAGTCAAAATCATAATCACTATTAGTATTATTCTGTAATACAACAAAATCACCAACCCTAAGATTATGTTGAAACGAAGTCAATCTTGTTTGTGCTCCACCCCCATATGATTGTGCTTGTGTATATTCCAAATACCTTTCATATTCTTCACCAAACTTAATATAATAATTATTATATGCTGTTGTATCACCAGCGAAACCAGGTGTCGTATAATCGTATCTTCTTGTTTTTAAGGTATTCTCCACAACCCTACCAACATCAAATATACCTATCTGATTAGTTAAGTCTTGATTATGTTTAAGTGTTACAGATTTAACACCATTTACATACACATCAGCGATGTATTTATAGTTTAATCTTTTTGATTTATCACTCTCAACTATATAAGGTAATCCATTATATGCTGGCATCATTGGTTTTGTTTGTCCTTCTGATGGTGTTTTTAATATACTAACTGCCATAAGTTTCTTTGTTTATATTTTTTAATAATTCTGTTGTAAAATATGAAGCGAACTTCTCACCCATAATATCTTTTATTACTTTAATATCATCTCTAATTGGTTCAGTAAAGTTTATACCCTTATAACCCTTATCACCAATCTTCTTCGCTATTGGATATGCTGCTGATTGAGGTATACCTTTAATCCTACACCAATCTCTAATATCATCTATCGGTGGCATTTTACCAGGTTTTCTACCCTTATCCACAAACTTACCATAAAACAAATAAGAAAAGGATAACGAATATACATCATTCTTATCCTTAAACACTTTAGAAGCGATACTATCAATTAACCATCCTGTAGCAATACTACCATTCAGTTCAATGATAGATTTCATATCTCCTACAATACTTTCCCCTAAAAAATTAAGAGCCTTTAATATGTCTTCTTCGTTTTCCATTAACAATAACCCTTATTATTAAATGTAGGAACTTCAATATCAAAATCAGCAAACCAACCTACACAATATGATGTAAATTTTTGTCTAAATGGTGTAGCAGTTGGTGTATTAATAACCGATGCTTCATCTCCATTCCAAAAATCATCAGTGTTTAAAATGAACATAACATCATTTAAAATTAAAATGGTGTCAGAGTATTGTTCATCATCTAAACTATCATCAGTTTCACTAATATCGAATACCATAACCCTTATAGTATAAATCATTGAGTTAGCCCCCAACTGAACTCTTTGAGGTATAACCCATAATACTGGAAACTTACCTTCATTTGAGAATGTGTCTACCTCATCTAAATCACCTGTTCCAAAATTATTTATCTGAAGATGTCTTTCTGATATCTCCTCAAACGTCTTTAAAATTGTATTGTATGTAATCATCCTTCTTTTGTTTCTTTTTTATATAATAAAAAGGTAAAACAGAATAATATTGGTAATCTAACTACCTCTTCATATTTGAGTATGTTACCCTCCGCTAGAGTGTCTATCATATTCATTATATTCCATTTTTTCCTAATCTTCTCTTCTGCTCTCATCTTAGCATCTTCTATACTTCTTCCTGTTGGGATATCATCTCCATCAACTCCTTCTCCTTCTTCCCCACTAAAGAGTGTTGCAAACCTACTATATAATGACTTACGATACGACAAAAAAAAAGTATAGTTGGGTATAATATATCCATCGTTAATTCTTTAAACATATCTTCTCTTTCAGTTGAAGGACTATATTCTTCCACTTCGTATTTATGTGTTAATCTATTGTATTTCTTAACAGGTAAGTATATAACAGACAATACCTTATGTATGTTATCAAAGATATTACCATCAGATAAATACTCTTCAATATCACCATATTGTCCTAAAGTCATCTTATCTAATTCTATGATACCATATTTTTTACCATTATGTTTTACAATTGGTATTAGTTCTTCTTTTGGTTGTTCCTTTAAGAATTCCCATCTATTATACTCTACTAGTAAATCTGTAACTAACATATCCTCAATATCAGATGGGTCTTTGTCTAATAGTATAGATAAGACATTTACCATCAAATCGATTTTATCATCGTATTCTGGTAGTGTATGTATCTCTTGTAGTTGAGATAATCTAATATCTTTCCAACCTAAACCTATGTCTTTATTTTTCTTAAATAATCTCATCATATTAAAATATATTATTTTGATTTATTGTTTTTATCATTATACCATCTCTTTAATTTAGTATGTATATTACCCCTACATTTACCACAACTTTTACCAGTATCTCTTATACCACTAACCATATACCACAATTCAAACATTATATCTGTCTGTGTTGATGATACATGATTTCTTGTTATTGTTGATAACAACTCTCCTACCTTTTCATGTAGGTTTTCCTCATTTACTTCATTGATGAAGTTTCTCGCATTTACATTCATAATCTATTTTCCTATTTCACTACCTATGTAGTTTCTGTTATTATCTTTACATACCTTAGCAGTTGTTCCACTTCCCATAAATGGGTCGTATACTAAATCTCCTTCATCACTACAACTCAATAAACAATTCAACACCAACTCTTCTGGAAATGGTGCTGGAAAGGGATTATCTCTATCTGGATTTATATCCCATATAACTTTATTAAACATTGAGTTTTTTCTATTAAACTTCACTCTAGATGACTTATCTTTCTGTATCCAATATATCCATTCAATGGTAGGGAAAAAGTAACTCTTATCCAACTTTGGTGTATTCTTTCTATTCCATATTATTGTTTGTTTTACAGGAAAATCATATACATATAGTGGATTTACTTCTTGATGGTTTTTTTGTATCGGTTGATGATTATAAAATAAACTACCTGTAGGTTTTAATATTCTTAAACATTCACTGATAATCTTTCTCTGCCATTCCTCATATTCTTCTGGTTCCATATTATCATCATAGTTGGTATATTCAATCCTTCTACTCTTTGTATTAAAACCATTACCCATTCTTCTATTACTACTCCAATACCCTTTATTATATGGTGGTGATGTGATTATTAAATCAATGGTGTTATCTTCTATCCTACCCATTGTCTCTAAACAATCTTCATTATATATCTTATTTATTTCCATAATCTACTTGTTTAATAATTCTGTTATTTTTTCTCTTAACCCTTTCATAAGATTATATATACTTTTCTTTGATTTGTATGTAACCCTCTTACCATCCTTCTCTCTATAGAAGGTATATTTCTTTACTATTTTATCATATGATAGATTTTCTATAAAGTAAGCATTAAATAATATCTGTTCTGATTTGGTTAGTTTTGGTATAATATCATCTACCAACTTTATTTTACCGATTTGTTCTTCAGTAAAGTGTCTCGATAAGTTTCTATAATAATAATCATCATATAATTCATCTTCTAATACTTCATCTGTATATTCTAAACTATCCTTTGTATAATCGTCTAATTGATATGTATTTGGTTTAGTGTGTTTTCTATTGACAGGTGATGTTTGATATTTACCTTGTATGTTTAACCAACTAACACAGAAGGCTTCTAATTTATTGATTTGAATATACTCTATTATCTTTTCTTCTTCAGTGTATAAGTGTAGTGTCAATTCTGATAATAACTCTTCTGGTAAGACATTATCATTATATTTTAAAATATTAACACAACAACCTAATAAGTATTTATATCTGTCCTCAATAAAATTAGTGATTGTTCTATAGTAATCCATTTATAAGTTTATACTATATAAATATCTAGTAATTTGGTAAAGTTCGATTTATAATGAAAAAGATGTAAATTCCCAACCACCACTACTATTATTTTTCTTATAGTATAATACAGCATACCTCATAGCATCCATACCATCATCAAACTTTTTAATTACTTCATCCGTAAGTTTATCACCTTTGGATTTCCATTTGTAGTTATTTAATTCTTTTTTTAGATTGATACTATCATCGTGTATAAATAGTTGTTTAGACTTAACACTATCAATACCCTCTTTAACATTTTTGATTGCGTTAAAACAATTAAAACCACTACGTCTCATATCTTCCATTATTTCTGGACGAGCATAATCACATATGATTTGAGTATTCATTGGTAAGTTATTCACCTTAAAGATTTCCTTCGTCCTTTCTATTAACTCTGGTGTTGTTAAATAACTCTCATATAGTAATTCTTCTACATATACTTCATTCTCTATAAAATCACATTTGATAAGTGCGGTTGGATGAGTGTATCCAAAGTCTAATCCTAATATTGTTTCTGTTTTTTCTGGTAAGAATGTATAATACTTTTGATGACTATATACTGTATGTTTTGATTTAGATGGTAACCCCAAAGCATAAATATTATAGTAGTCCTCATCTGTTTTTATTAATTCTTCAATTTCCTTTATAAGAGACTTTGGTAGGAATGGGTTGTCTTTGTATGTCGAATGTAATTTAACAGCGTCAGGTCTCTCTATTAAGTCATACAACCAATGTTCCGTATCTGATGGGTTGAAATCACAAAAGAACTTATTGTCAGTCCTAATATTTAACTGAACAAACTCATCTCTATTTATTTCATTCGCTTCGTTACACCAACAGATATCTCTTTTTCTACCTCTTATCTTTTGTTCATCATCTACTGAGAAAAACTCTATTTCAGTTCCATTTGGAAATCTGTAGATATGATTAGTTTTATTATGGTAATCTGAATTATATAAATCTAACTCTTTTAAGACATCAAAGAAATCTCTCATTACTGTTGCTCTCAATGCGGGAAAAGACTTCCTTACAATTGATATTACCTTATTAGGTGTCTGTAGAGCATAGACTATTAGTAACTGACAAAGGGAATAAGTTTTTGAACTCCTACTCCCACCCTGATTGATTATAAATCTTATATCATCACTATGTAAATGTTGATGATTTTTACTGAAGACTTTTGTAGTCCTTAACTCTAATTCCATCTATCGAATTAATTCCCCTATATTTGGTAATTTATTTATTACCTCTTTATTGTTATCATAAAACTTTTCTAAACCTAATTGTTTAATCTTCTCAATCTTCTTTTCAATACTACCCATCATAAATACTCTGTAGTTTGGAATACCTAATTCTGTAGCTACTCTATATAATTGGAATGATTGTGTTCTATCTGTTACTATATATATTTCTGTTCCACCAGCAGTGATTAACTCTTTAACCAACTCTCTTAATTTATACTTACTTAATAAATCATCAAAGTCAAATCCTACCCTAACTTTTCTTTGTAGTTCTTGAAAGTTATTTACCTTCTCTAACTTATCTATTTCTTTTAATTTTCTCTGAGCCCATTCTACACCACTGGTTCCACCCCATCCTAACCATGCTACATATCCTTTATCTTTCCAAGGGGTTCCTTTAAACTCTTCTGATATCTCAGCATTCTTTCTATGTCTAGCGAATGAAGCCATTCTAGCAATAGTATCTCTACTGATGTTTTCACCCTTACACAATTGGTTAGCACGTGTCCATCCAACTCTTGTCATCCCATCTACCTCATCTCCGTGCACATCTCTCCACCTTAATACTTTACAGGCGTTTTCTGACGCTGACTTTGGATAGTCATTATATGTTTCTAATTCATAATCACCAATGGCACGACCTTGTCTCATCGCTTTCTCTTTACCATCTTCACCAGTATAACACTTTCCTTTATCACCCCATTTCCAACCTCTTTGGTTATTGTCTTCACATCTCTTTAACGGCATAATTCTTTTTTTAACTCTAATGATATTCTATAAATACCACCTTTACTTATGTTATATTTTTTTACTAATTGTGGTTGAGAGATACCATTTTTAATATCTTCCTTAACCATATGTTTAATAGTATCATATTTTGATTTACCCTTACTTTTATTGGGAACACCTTTTCTACTATAAGGGCAACTATCACCACCATCGGTAGCGTTTAATAAACTATAACCTTTTTCTCTATATAAGTTTATATAATATATTTCTTTTTCTTTTAATTCTTCAATAGATTTTATATTATCTTCTATAAGATGTATCTCCATTTCATGTCTATATTTTTTAACCCAATTTATTTTATGTTGGTTATGTCTTAAATCATATTTATGATTATTTAACCTTACATGTAAATCTTGTTCCGTTAAACCAATATATCTAGGATTACCATCACTACTACATAAATAATATATTTTACCTTCCATACTACAATATAATGAAAATAACTAATGTTTCCAAATAATATTATATTCTTCCACCTCTTCTATATTGGAAACCACCTTCAATTAAGAATTGGTGAACTGCTGCCCCAACTGAAGGAAATTTACCAATAGGACCCCATTCACCTGCTGTTTTAGTTCCTGCTAGTCCATCTTCTATATTATTATAAATAGCCTCTGGAACACCACTATAAGTGTAGTATCTATCATTTTGGAATTGTATAACTAATTCATTTGTTTCACTATCCCATTTTAATCTTTTAACGTTGGTAGAGATAACATCATCATTTATAAATACTCTTAACCAATGTAACCTTTTAATCCTTTCTAAATCCATTACTCTTCTGTTGTGTCTTTGTTATCAGTTTTCTTCTTCCTTCTTACAGGTCTTTTCTTTTTTGGTTTTTCTTCTTCAACAATAATCTCCTTCTTTGGTGCTTCTTCTACTAACTCAAATAATTCAGTAAATCCTAAATCATAATAATTTTGGTAGTGTTCCTCTTTTACAGAATTACTATCAAAGGTAATTTTACCGATTGTAATGTTACTTCTCGTTACTCTAATACCTTTATACTTATCCTTCAGTTTTAGTGTCTTCATCGTCTTCATTTTTAACTTCTATTATTTTGATTACTTCTATCTGATTTATCTTATCACCCTTTGAGGTAATATCAATAGATTGAGTATCTATTCCTTTTAATTTATGTATCTGTTTTCTTATATCAAAAGCCAATCTATATTCTTCATTGTTTTTAGCCTCTTGTGCTTCTCTCTCTAACTCCCTTATACTCCTATCTAAATCATCTTTATATAATTCTGATAAGGTTTCATTTATAATTGGTTTGGCTTCTTTCATAAACTTATAGCATGCAGATTGAGATATCTCACCTTCTGTCTTTAACCAGTCAAATATCACTTGTTGGTTTTCACCATTACAACTCATCTCTACAATCTTTGTAATTAAATCCTGTTTTTTATATTTAGGATTTTTTCTTCTAGCCATACTTCTTTTTTAATTTTTTAATATCAACGCTATCTATATATCTTTTTAGTTTATCATCTAATATAAACCATTCAGTAGAACCATCAAACGCAGTATCAAAAGTTGTGTTATTACTCTTATAGGTGGTGTGTAATGAATGTTCATATACTCCCCCATAATCTACTGACTTATATAACTCTATATCAAATGGTGTTGATTTTTTTAATTGCTTTAATCTTTTATCAACATTATTAGATATACCAATCTTTACATACTCCATATCAGTTGATGTAATAAAGTATAGGTGTTGAGTAGAAGTTAGAAAATGCTCCATCACTTCTAATAGAGATTTTTTTATATTAAAGTTTTTATAGTCATTGAAGTCCCATTCTAAACTAATATATTTTTTCTCTATATCCTCAATAAGGTCATGATGATTTTTATAGTTGTGTTTCAACTTTATACCATCTTGTATTTCTAACTCAAAATATTCCATTTTTATAGTGTTATATCATAAAGTATATATAGACTACCTTTTGTTTATTTAAGTCTCTTAGGGTGGAGATATGAAGGTTAGGATGATATCTATCTCTTCATCTGTTAAATTACCAAATATGATTTCATCCTCTTTCATTATTTCTATTTTTTAGTTATAATACACTTCTGTAAATCCCATAGTCTCACAATACTTTGTTGCTTCACTATACTCATTGAATTGTTTCTCTATTACCATATCACCATATTTATCATTTATTAAAACTCTTACTTTATACTGATATCTTTTATGTCCATATCTTTTCTCAAAGTCAAAATCTAATTTATCATCTTTATCTATTCTTCTTACTATATCACCATAGTAAGTATCTAAATATCCTTCTGTAATAAGTACTCTGTTGATGAATGGTGTTGTGTCTGTTTCTGATATAAGTTTCATAATCTCTATTGTTTTTGTGTGAATTAGTAATCTACTTGTTTTTCTATACAATAAAGATACGGAACTTATTCCGTAATAACAAACAAAAAAGGGGTAAATCCGTAGATAAACCCCCTTTTATGGATAATAATAACAAATAAAACAATTATAAAACATTTATTATACTATGGCAAATACAATATTTTTAATCTTCATCTACATCTTCTAATACCTTAACTACTGATAACCTATATAAATCATATATAAATCTTAACTCCATCAGTAATTCTTGTTTCTCATCTTCATCTACATTTTTCATCTTAATCAACCTTTCCATATCTTTGGTTGTAATCTCAATCACATCTCTAATCTTAGCACAGAACTCATATTTTTCATCTGATAGTTGTGTTAGTAATAATACTGAGTATTGTTCCATATCTGTAGCATATATATCCAATAACTCATTACCTGTCTTCTTTAATGTCCCTAAATCTAACAACCAATCCATAGCATCCTCAATCTCCTCATTCTGAATAATCTTATCCATATATAATTCAATCTTCTTTAGGTTCATCTTATCTACCATTTTTTTTAGATGTATTATCTTTTTCATCTTTGTAAGTTAAATACTTATTATACTTTGATAGATACTCTTCTATGTTTCTTTTTAACTCATCACTCATCTCTTCTAAATCACTATCATATTCCAATAGGTATTGTAACATCTCTTCCATTTCTTTTAATCTAGTCATAATCTTTGTGTCTTTAATTATAAATAGTCTGTAATCTGAAAAAGTTCATATTTTTTTTATTTTTTTTTACAATAACATTTTTTTTGTATATTCATATCCATTATTGATACATATCCTTTTGTATTTTCTACTTCTGTATAATGATTATCAACACAACTCATACATCTTTTGTAGTTAGAGTTGGTAGGGTTCCATTTACCACAATTACGAAGGTATAAATCACTCTTCTTCATTTTTGATACTTTGGGTGGTGAAGGACACGTTCTCTTCTCTATGTTTATCTTTGGTATCTTATTCTTTATCGGGTGAGGGTTATACACTTCTATATGTTGGTTAGGTGGTAAACATATACTTTCAATTATACTTACTTCTGTATTACCTGTATAATCTTCTGTATTAGTAATCATCTTGTTTAGTAGATGTGCAATTGTCTGCATCCAGTTCCCATTTATCGGTTTTAATTCTTCCATAGTTTTTGTTGTTTTATTATTTTCTATTCTTATGTAATTTTAACCAATACTCTACTCCTTGTTGGTTATTACTCTGTCTTACTTTCTTTTCTAACTTATCATCACCCATAATTAAATTATAATCATTTTCATTTAGTTTAACAACTTCTCCTTCTGCTATTTCAATTGAGTAATCATCTTGTTTTTGTTTAGTGAGTTTTATCTCTTTTAAGACATTATCTTTCTTTTGTGGTATGTTGTTATCACTTATAGTTTTAACTTCGTTAGATTTAATCTTACCACCTTCATTTAATATTTCTTTAGTTGAAGTATTACTTTGTTTTTTAGGTCTACCACCTTTCTTACCATTCTTTTGATTGGCTTCAACTTTCTTATAATAATTCTTTTTTGTGTTTTCTAATGTTGGTTTAATACCCATCCATATACCTTTTAGTAATAAATCATCAAATATTACTTCTTCTCCTTTTCTCCATTGGTTTATACCCTTAAATAATTTACCTGTTTGTTCATCAGATAATTCATCTGTAAAATCCCATATTGAAGAATAGATAATTACATTTTCCATATTATTTTTCATCTTGTTCTAATTCTTTTAGTTGTCTTATTATTTGTACTCTAAGCCATCCTGTTTTTGTATAACCATTATCCTTACAGAACTTACTAAATTGGTTGAATAATTCTTCATCCAACTTCAATAAACATGTTTTAATTTCTTTTACTTCTTTCATAATTTTACTCTTTTATTTTTTGTTATACTAATAAATATGTAGGAAATATGAAAAAGTATATATTTTTATAATTTTTTTTTATTTTTTTTTATTTATCTATATTTTTCTCTTTATCTATACCTCTATCTATACCTCTATCTTTATCTTTATCTTTATCTTTATCTTTCTCTTTATCTTTAAGGTTATTTGGCTTTCACTGGGTTATGTTGGGTTATTCTATAAACCGAAAAAACCCATTGGGTTATTTGGGTTATGTTGGGTTATGGT